GATGTATATGATATAATTAATAATACTAAAGGTTCTATTGTTTCAAAAATAGAAAGTATTATTAGTAAGGTGGCAAAGAAACATAGTGTCAAGGTAAATGATATAGAAGATTATTTTGATAACGAATTAATAAAATAAGGAAAACAAAATGGCTTTTGCAACAAGAACAATAAGAGATACAGTTGTGGCTGCTGGTGGTCAAGGAGGAACAAGTCAACATGGAACAGTAGTTATAGCATTGGACCATTCTTCTGATAGTGCAACATCACTTGCTTTGGATGCAAGTGCATTAAGTGGTCACGCAAATGGTGCTAAATTAAGTATTAAAAGAATTTGGTGGGGTTTAGCTGGTTCAGTAGAGGTTCAGTTTATAGGTGCTTCAGCAGATACCCATGCTATTAGACTTGCTGGTGCAGGAGATTATACTGGTCCAGCAATTAGTAATAATTCAACTAATACTGGTGCAACATCAGGAGATATAGAAGTAATTGGTGCTTCAGCAACTGGATTTATTGTAATAGAATTACGAAAAGACGCTGCATTTACAGCGTAGTTTTAATAAGGTTTAGATTATGACAATTAGTAATACACTTGTGGTTGATACCGCAAATAAAACGATTATACAATCGAAAGGTATTGGTAATGAGGATGACCAGACGATAATTGATCCGATGGTAGAACCTACAAAACTAACTAATGCAACAAATAAATCGTTAGTAAGTTTAATAGAATGTTTTTATTTGATTGAAGGAACAGGAACAATAACAATTTCTGCTTCAAGTGAAGATGATGATTTAGAATTAACTGGAAAAGGGAAGTATGGTTTACGACCTGACCAGTTGAAGTTTGGTAATGATGATGAAATAAAATTGTCAACTGACTCAAGTGTAGATAGTTATTTGATGGTAACAGAATTTAGGAGAAATAAAGATTAATGGCTGATGCTGTAACAACTCAAACACTTTCAGACACCTCTGGTGTAAAAAGTGTGGTGAAAATGACAAACATAAGTGATGGTTCAGGAGAAACTCTTGTAACTAAAATGGATGCTTCCGCATTAAATGGTATGTCGGAAGATGCTACGAAAAAAGTTTCTAAAATTTGGTATAGTGTGAATACAACAAATGGAAAATCGGGTGTTGAATTATTATGGGCAGGAAGTGGTGCAAGTTCAGCGAATAAAACAATTTGTATTTTATCAGGTAATGGATTTTGGGATTTAAAAACAGCGGGTAATGAAATAGAGAACAATGCTACATTAACTGCAAGCACATCACCTGCAGGAGATTTGTTACTTTCAACAAAAGGTTTTGTGTCGGGTGATAACTATTCACTTATAGTTGAAGTAAGATAAATGGCTAAAAAGAAAAGAGATTATTCTAGGGAGATACTAGAACGAATTGTTGGATCAAAACGCAAAACTGATTTGGCAGAAAAGTTTAGAGAAGCGTTTGCTGAAAAGTATGGCATTAAGCGTGAAGAAATGAAAAAAGGAATTGTAGATAAAATCTATAATAAAGAAAAGGTGGAGAGATGAAACTAATTACAGAAACAATTGAAGATATCGAAGTCTTAACAGAAGCCAATACTAAAGGCGGTAAAGACTATAAGATAAGAGGTGTCTTTATGCAGGCGGATATCAAAAACCGTAATGGTAGAGTCTATCCGGTTGCAACACTTTCAAAAGAAGTGGCAAGATATACTACAGAATATATTAATAAAAGACGAGCTTTTGGAGAGTTGGGACATCCAGATGGACCAACTGTGAATCTTGAAAGAGTTTCACATATGATTACAAGTTTGAAACCAGAAGGAAAGAATTTTATTGGTGAAGCAAAAGTTATGGATACACCATATGGTAAAATCGTAAAGAATCTAATTGATGAGGGCGCTCAGTTGGGTGTATCATCAAGGGGGATGGGTTCTATACAATCTTCCTCTCAAGGAAATGTTGTTGGGAAAGATTTTTATTTAGCAACAGCGGCAGATATTGTTGCAGACCCTAGTGCTCCAGATGCTTTCGTAGAAGGCATTATGGAAGGCAAAGAATGGGTTTGGGATAATGGTGTGTTAAAAAGTAAAACTATAGAAGAATATAAGTCTGAAATCGAAAGAGTAAGACGAACAGAATTGGCGGAAGTAAAGTCTAAAGTATTTAAGGATTTTGTTTCTAAACTATAAAACCTACGCAAAATTCCAAAAAAGCGCAGGTTAAAATAGTAATTTATATAAATAATAATGACTGAAAATTAAAAATTTTTAATATTTAAGGAGAGACCGAATGGCTGAAACTGAAATTAAGAAAGAAGTAGAAGAAGTAAGAGCGGAAGAGCTTGACACAAAGGGTGACCCTAGTGCTCCAGCAAAATCCGGTGGCGCTTCCGAACCTACTCACCTTAAAAATGACGCTGAAGATTTGGGACCTGCAGTAGTTAAACCTACTGACAAGAATCCAGACTCAACGAAAAAGGTTAAGAAGCACTCGGATCAGGTTAATGCTAATGCTAAGGACGGTTCATTACCGAAAGATAATAAACCATCTGCGGCTGCTGAAGAAGTAGAAATTACTCCTGAAGAAGATATTGACCTTTCTAGCGATGTTAAAGCATTAGTTTCTGCGGATGCAGATTTGAGCGATGAGTTCAAAGAAAAAGCTGCAACTATTTTTGAAACTGCTGTGAAAACACGCATTAAAGAACAAGAGGCTAAACTTAAAATCCAGTATGATGAAAAGCTTTCAAAAGAATCTGAAACAATTAAAGAAGCGATGGCTGAAAAGGTTGATGCTTATTTAAATTATGTTGTTGAAGAATGGATGAAAGAAAATGAGTTAGCAGTTGAAAGAGGTATTCGTACTGAAATCGCTGAGGACTTTATTACTGGTCTAAAAACTTTATTTAAAGAACATTATATTGATGTTCCAGAAGAAAAGTATAATGTATTAGATGATTTAACAAATGAAAAAGATAAACTTGAAGATAAACTTAACGAAAAAATTAAAGAAAATGTTGAGTTGAATAAGCAAGTTGGTGAGTTCACTAGAGATAAAATTATCGGTGAAGTTGGAAGCGATTTAGCTGATACTGAACTGGAAAAATTTACTTCTATGGCTGCAAATGTTGAATACGATAATGCAGATAAATTTAAAGAGAAATTAGAAACTGTTAAAGAATCTTATTTCCCTAAAACGAAACAAGAAACAGCTTCAACGAAAGATGAAGTTGATTCTGTGGCGGCAAACGCACCAGAATACTCTGGTGACAAAAGCGATGCTATGGCTGCATATACGGCCGCTATTTCAAAAAACCTTAAAAGTGTAAAACTTTAAGGGTGAACATATTATAAAATATTAATTAATTAATAGGAGAGATAAAATGTATCTTACTGAAAATTTACAAGAAAAGTGGCAGCCAGTCCTAGAACATCCAGATTTGCCAAAAATCGAGGATTCTTACAAACGAGCTGTTACTACAGTTATCCTAGAAAACCAAGAGAAAGCGGTTAGAGAAGATGCTAGTTTCCTTTCAGAAGCAGCACCCGCTAACTTTAGTGGCACTATGCCTGATACAGGTGGAGTTGCCAAATGGGATCCTGTTTTAATATCTTTAGTTAGACGAGCTATGCCTAACTTGATTGCTTATGATATCTGTGGCGTTCAACCAATGACTGGTCCAACAGGACTAATCTTTGCTATGAAGTCAAGATATGGTAGTCAAGCGGGTTCAGAAGCGTTGTTTAACGAAGCTGATACTGATTATGGTGCTAGGGATGCTGCTGGAGGTTCTGGTTCAACAGATGCTCATGTAGCTTCAAACCCTGCCATTCTAAATGATGCTTCACCTGGTACCTATACTACTGGTTCTGGGTTTAGTACAACTCAAGCAGAAACATTAGGTGACGGAACAGATGAGTTCGCTGAAATGGCTTTCTCAATTGATAAAGTTACTGTTACTGCTAAGTCAAGAGCTCTTAAAGCTGAATATACTATGGAACTTGCTCAAGATTTAAAAGCAATTCATGGTTTAGACGCTGAAACAGAATTGGCTAACATCTTGTCAAGTGAAATTCTTGCAGAAATCAACCGTGAAGTAGTTAGAACTATTTACTCACACGCTAAATCAGGCGCTCAAATAAACACAACTACTGCAGGTATCTTTGATTTAGATACTGACTCAAATGGTCGTTGGTCTGTTGAGAAATTCAAAGGACTTCTTTTCCAATTGGAAAGAGATGCTAATGCGGTTGGGCAATTAACTCGTAGAGGAAAAGGTAACCTAGTTATCTGCTCTGCTGATGTTGCTTCTGCCCTTGCTATGTCTGGCGTACTTGATTACGCTCCAGCACTTTCAACTAACTTAAATGTTGATGACACAGGTAATACTTTTGCAGGTGTTCTTAACGGCAAATTTAAGGTTTATGTTGATCCATATGCTGCAAACATAGACGCTAAACAATTCTATGTTGTTGGCTATAAAGGAACAAGTCCATACGACGCTGGACTATTCTATTGCCCATATGTTCCACTACAAATGGTGAGAGCAGTTGGTCAGAATAGTTTCCAACCAAAAATCGGATTTAAAACTCGATATGGTATGGTTCAAAATCCTTACGCAACTTCAGCTGGGCTTGGTGCATTAGATAATTCTGGTGCAGTTGGCGCTACACACCAAAACTTATATTACAGACGAGTTAAAGTTACTAACTTAATGTAATTGAGTCTAGAAATAGAAAGAATCAAAGGGCGCTTCGGCGCCCTTTTTTATTTTAAAAACTCTTATAAATAGTCATATGACAACAACAAAAACAGTAGATAGACAACCAACGAAATTAGACTATGCAAGTCCGATACAGTTTAGGTTTACTTGTGGAAAACTTCCAACAGTAGAGTTCTTTTGCCAAACGGCGAATATCCCTGGCATTACTTTAGGTACAGCAGATGTGGAAACACCATTGAAAAGCATTCCTTTTCCTGGTGATAAATTGACATATGGAGATTTAAATGTTTCATTTCTTGTAGATGAGAATTTAAATAATTATAAAGAGTTGCACGATTGGTTGACTGGTTTGGGATTTCCTCAAGCTCATAGTCAATATGCAGCTTTATTAGCAGGTGGACACGATAGGTTTCCTTCATCAAAAGTGGGAACTGCAACGGTAAGTTCTGATGTTGGAAGAATAACATCACCTTTATCTGAAGGTGCGGCATATTCGGATGCAACTTTAACTGTTTTAAATAGTAAGAATATTGCAAAAACAGAAATACGATTCCATAATGTATACCCAACACAACTTGGCGGGTTATCTTATGATATTAAAGCAAGTGATGTAGATTATTTAACTGTTAATGCTACTTTTAATTATATGTATTATGAAATAGTCCAGATTAGTACGACTTAATTTTCTTGACTTTCTTACTGTTTTTTGATATAATGGTATATTATGACATTAGAAGAATTACAACAATTAGTGGATAAAGATTTGAAACTTGATGATACGGAACTTGATTCTGAATCAGCAAGAATACCTTTATTGCACAACAAATACCTCCAACATTTTAATAAGTTTACCCTATTGCTGAAGAAAGCGCAACAAGACTATAATGGATTAACTCGGGAGAAGTGGGAATATTATACTGGTAAAGCCGATGAATCTGTCTATAGAGAAAAGCCATTTGATTTGAAAGTCCTTAAATCTGATGTACACATTTATATAGATTCAGATGAAGATATACAAAAGGCGGATCAAAAAGTAGCATATTTAAATACTGTTGTTAAATATTTAGAACAGATATTAAGAGGTTTAAACAATCGAACATTCTTAATTAAGAATATGATAGAGTGGAAGAAGTTTACAAGCGGAGCAATATAATTATATGAATCAAAATAATTCTGAAACTCTAATTATAGAGAAAAAGGACGAGGTGTATCTTACACTTGATGCTGAACCAAGTATTCTACAAGAAATATCTGTTTTCTTCACTTTTTATGTTCCAGGATACAAGTATATGCCTCAATTTCGGAACCGAATTTGGGATGGCAAGATACGATTATTCTCTCAAAAGTACAAAGAGATATATTTTGGACTTTATCCATATATTAAAGCGTTTGCTGAAGAGCGAGGTTATTATATTGTTTGTGGCAAGAATGTTGATATAGATAATAAGGTAGATAAAGAAACAGTAATTAAATTTTGTAATAGTTTAGGTCAAAAGTTTGAAGCAAGAGATTATCAAGTGGACGCTATCTATCACAGTTTAAAATATAATCGAGCATTACTATTAAGTCCTACAGCAAGTGGTAAATCATTTATCATCTATACTCTTATTCGATACTATACACATTTATTAAAAGATGAACCAAACAATAGGTGTTTGTTAATTGTTCCGACTACATCATTGGTCGAACAAATGTATACTGATTTCAAATCATATGGATGGAATGTAGATAAGAATTGCCATAGATTGTATAGTGGATATTCCAATATAACAAATAAGAAAGTTCTCATATCTACTTGGCAAAGTTTGTACCGATTAAAAACAGATTATTTTCAACAGTTTGGTATTGTCTTTGGTGACGAAGCACATTTGTTTAAGTCAAAATCATTGACAGCAATAATGACTAAACTAACTGATTGTAAATATAGGATTGGATTAACAGGAACTTTGGATGGTGCTCAAACCCACAGGTTAGTATTAGAAGGTTTGTTTGGTGCTGTTAATAAAGTTACATCAACAAAGAAACTGATAGACAAGAAACAGTTGTCTAATTTAACTGTCCGATGCTTGATTTTAAAGCATACAGATATAAATTGCCATGCATTTCGGAATGCAAAGTATCAGGATGAGATAGATTATTTAGTGAGTAGTAGTTCACGAAATAACTTTATAAGACGCCTAGCGTTGAATTTAGAGGGGAATAGCCTATGTTTATTTCAATTAGTAGAGAAACACGGTAAGAACCTATATGAAATGATAAAAGAGAAAGCGGATAGTAATAGAAAGGTATTTTTTATTTACGGAGGAGTTGAAGCAGATGAACGAGAAAAAATTAGAGCAATTACAGAAAAGGAAACCAATGCCATTATTGTCGCCTCATACGGTACCTTTTCAACTGGCATTAACATTCGTAATCTACACAATATTATTTTTGCTAGTCCTAGTAAGTCTAGGATAAGAAACTTACAAAGTATAGGTAGAGGTCTCCGATTGGGAGATAATAAAACTGCTGCTACTTTATATGATATAGCAGATGATATGACTTATAAAAGTAGGGAAAATTTTACATTAAAGCATTTTCAAGAACGGATAAGCATTTATACCGAAGAGGAATTTGATTACGAAATTCATAATGTTCAGTTGAAAGATTAGATAAATAGTAGTATGGAACAAAAACAGCAAATGGAATATAAATTAATTAAATTGATTGATGGTACCGAATTAGTGGGACAGCTATCGGTAAGTGATAATGATAAGTTTTTACGAATTAATGAGCCGTTGCAATTAAAGACAGTTCCACATCCAACACCAGTAGGTATGAGAGATGATTCTTCTTTAACACCTTGGCTTCCATTTTCAACAGATAAGGTTTTCTCTATTCCGAAAGAAAGAGTTATAACTATTGCAAGTATTAATAAGGATTTATCCCATTATTATGAAGTAATATTAAAACGACTTCAAAACCAACCGATAAGACCTCCTTTAAGTCCACAAGAAATGGATAAAGTATTAAGACTTGCTGAACAAATGGAAAGAGACCAAATTACAGAAGAACAAAGACAACATATGATGGATGAATTAAGTGATGAAGAATTAGAGTTTTTAAATAAACCTGCTCCAAGGACTCTACATTAGGTTCTATTCCATCTGCAAAACCCTACAAGGTTTATTATATCACCATGGGTTTATTTGTCAAGCGAATTGCTTATATTATATAGGAATTTTTAATGAGTATTATGTTTTGTTTAGGTAATGGTAATTCACGAAATGAGTTTGACCTTGATGAATTAAAAAAGTATGGAACTGTGATTGGGTCCAACGCAATCTATAGAGATTTTACACCAGACATTTTAGTAGCATTAGATTCAAGAATGAGTCACGAAA